AGTTCCTCGGGCGTGGTGCCGATCTTGGCCGCCATGGTGGCGTAGAAGTTGCCCACCATGGCCGAATAGGCGTCATTCACCTGGGGGGTGAAGCGCGCGGCCGTGTCCAGTTGGGTGCGGATTTCGTTGCGCACCACCTCGGCGGACGCCTTGAACGTGTCGTCGACCTGCTTCTCGGCCAGGGTGCGCTCGACTTCTGCCTGCAATTCCTCGGCGTGGCTTTGCATGAACTGTTGCGCCTCGGCCCGGCTGAACCCCTCGGGCTCGGTCTTGAGGTGATCGAGCAACCCCTGGGCGTACTCGGTAGGCGCGATGCGTGCGGCGTACTCTTCCACCGGGATGGCGATCTGCCCGCCGGTTTGCGCTGCCGTGGCAAGCTGGGAAGCGACGGCCGGCGATACGGCGGCCACCTGTTGCGCTACGCCGGACTGCATGAGGGTTTGCGCGTCGATGAACACCTGTTGCACCGGGCCGGCTTCGGCGGCCTGCGCGACGAACTGCTCGAATGTTTGCGGGTCGCGGGCGACGAGCTTGTCGGCCTGCACCAGCTTGTTGAGGTTGTCGAGGAATTCCGCACCCTTCTGCGCACGCTGGGCGCTTTCCATTGTGTGCCGGTAGTTGCCCGGCACCTCAATGATGGCGGTCGGCATTTCGGCGAATGCTTCCATGAGGATGTCGCCCGGTTTGTACTCGCCGGTCGCCAGTTGCGCGCCGGCCTCGCCAGCCGCGCCGCCCCCGGCCTGCAATCCGAGTTCGCCGGCTGCCCGTGCGCCGACGCTGCCGACCGTGGGCTTGGCCCCAGCCAGCAGTTTGCCCGCCAGGCCAGCGGTCAGCGCGTCGAAAATCGCCACGGGAATGCCGCGCTTGAGGGCCTTTTCACGCGCTGCCGCCATGAGTTCGGGGTTGTTCAGTGCGGCATGAATCGACATCGAGTCGGTGCCGTTCACGCCCTTCTCGGCCATCACGTCTTGCAGGGTGTTGCTGTACTCCACGGCGAAGCTGCCCATGCCGGCGCCTGCGGCCGTGCCGCCGGGGCCGAACACGGAACCGCCAGCCGCGCCCACCAGGGCGGGCGCGCTGGCGCCGAGCGATTGCAGCGTGGTTTCCAGCACGGCGCGCGGGTTGGTGCGAATCGCGGTAAAAGCGTCGCCCATGGTTTGTGCGTTGCTGATGTCCTGCATGCCCTGGGCGATGTCATCGGGCACCGGGTAGCGCTCGACTTCGCGTTGCTGCTGGGCGAGGCGCACGGCCAGTTCGATGGAAGGGTCGTAGCTGATGCCGTGCGCTGCGGCTGCTGCCGCCCGCTGCCGTTCCAGGCCCTTGAAGATGCCCATTTGATCGAACAGCAGGGTGAGTCCTCGGCGCCCCTGGGCCAGGCCGCGTTGCACCGGCTCGGTGATGTTGCCCAGGAAGCTGCGCTCGATGGCGGTCATGCTGGGCAGGTTGTCGTGGGCAACCTTGGCGCGCTCAACGTCGGCGAGCAGCGAGGCCGTGGCCGGCGCTGTTTTCGCCAGGGCGTCGAAGTCGATGGTGCCCATGGTGTCCTGCTGCTTCATTTCCTTGGGCATGTTCAGGACGGTGTCCACGGGCACGCCCGTGCGCCGTGCGACGCGCTGCGCCTCGGCGTAGGCGTCGGGGTTGGTGTCGGCCGCGACGGAAAACCCGACGCGGGCGGCTTGCCCTTGGTCGGGTTGCATGGTGGCGGCTACGGCGGCGTCGAATTCGTTGCTCATTTACGGGCGACCTTCATGTTCCAGTAAGCGTTGAGGATTTGCGCGTCGGTCGGTTCGTCGATGCCTTGGCGCTTGAATGCGGCCTTGATGCCGTCCCGCGTGGCGCCGTCGATGTCACCCACCTTCATGGTCAGCATCGGGCCGGACGAAGTAGAGAACCAGCCCCGGAACGTGGCGTTTTTGGCGAACAGGGCGTCGAGGTGCTGCGACACTTCGGCGTCGGTGAATTTCTTGCCGGACTCGCGCTGGGCCGCCATGAAGTATTGATCTACGAAACGGCGGATTGCCCCAATGCGCGCGGCGTCGTTGCCGCCGTCATCCTTGGGCGATGGGTCGATTTTCAGCATGCGCAGGCGCTCGTCGAGCGACTGCTTGATGGCCTGGGTGTTGAGGTCGCCCGGCCCGTTGCTGCCTGTACCGCCGCCGGTACGCTTGGCGCGCTCGTTGGCAAAGTGCTTGAAGTCAGCCTCGGACAGTTCGCGGCGCAGCGCGAAGAACTCGTTGTCGTTCATCCGCGCCAGTTGGTCGGGATTACCGGCCAGTTTGGCGTAGAGCCACAGGCTCGTGGAGTCGTCGCCCTTGGCGATCTTCTGCGCAAAGCTGATGAGGTTGTCGACTTCTTTGGGCGGTACGGCTGCGCGCACGCTGACCGGCAGGTCGGAGAACCGGCCGCCGTTCTCGATGATGCCGCGCATGACCGTGGCGACGGCCTCTTCCTCGCGCTGCTTGATGGCCTTGGTTTGCTCATTGAACTGGCGCTCGGCTTCCTCGCGCGCCACCTTGTAGCGGGCGGGGTTGCCGGCGAGACGAGGATCTGCGCGCAGTTGGTCGTCGATTTCCTGAAAGGTCGGGCGGTTCGGTTGCCCTTGGCCGGCTTCAAAAGCCCGCATATTCTTGGCGACGTAATCGCGCGTTTCCTGCGGCATGAATTCGAGCCAAGTTTTCGGCTTGACGTTGGGGTCCGCCTGAGCGGCTTTGGCGGACTGCTCGGCTTTCTTGATGGCCTCGGCCAAGCGGCCGGGGCCGCCGTTGTAGGCGGCGTAAGCCTTGGCGAGGTCGCCGCCGTTTTCCTGTAGCTGCCGCTGGAAATAGGCCATGCCCAGGGCCTTGTTGTAGGCTGGGTCGTTCTTGTAGCGGTTTTCGTCCCACGGCAAGCCGGCCAGTTTTGCGGCCTCGGGGGCGGTGTCCGGCATGACCTGGGCAATGCCGATGGCGCCCTTGGGCGAGGTCAGCGGCTTGCCGTCCTGGCCGAACTGGCGGTTGTTCGACTCGGTGCCAAGCGCGATATTGAAAGCGCGCTCGGCTTCTCCCACCTGGATGCGCGGCTGCATCTTGCCCAGCACTTCGCTGGCGGCCGTAAATCCGACCTTGGCATCCATCGCCTTGGTCACGTGGCCGCGCACGGTGAGGATGTCGTCGGCGTCCATTTGCCCGGAATACTTCTTGAGGTAGGCGTCGGCATAGGCCGGGTCGTTCTGTTCCAGGGCGGACAACAGCGCAACCTTGTGCGCGTTGCTGGTCATCTTGCGCGCCTGGGCGTCCTGCCACTCGGCGGACTTACCGAGTAGCTGGGCTTGCCGGTAGGTTTCCGCACGGATGCGCTCGACGGCGGAATTCACCGCGTCGGTGTTCTGCCAGTTCAGGCCGATTTCACGCAGGGCGGTGCTTTGGATGCCCTCGGAAACCGACAGACTGTAGGTCTTGAATTCCTGGGCCTCGTGCTGGATGGCGTTGCCACGCATCGCGGTGAGGATGTCGTTCGCGCGCAGGCTGAACGCTTGCCGCTGGGCGTCATTGCAGGGTGCCCGCGATATGTCCTCGATGTTGCGCTTGAGGGTGTCGCTGTACTCGTCGGCCAGGGGTTTGCCGTCCGGCCGTTCCAGGGCATTGATGCCTTTCAGGTTGGTGAAGCCCACGTCCTTGTCGTAGGTCAGCTTGAGCGCGGTTTCCTTGGCCCGGTTGAGGGCGTCGTCGACGCGCAACTGGTTGGCCTGCTGCTGCATGTCGAGGGCAACCTGCCCGATTTGCTGGCCGCCTGCCATCATCGCGCGGCCCATTTGCTGCGCTTGCTGCCCGGCCACGTCCGGCATTTCCGGCATGGTCATGCGGGTTTGCGGCAACGTGTTCGGCGTGGCCTGGAAACTGTCGTAGGTTGGAACGCGCGGCATGCTTTACCCTTCGAAGATGGTGCCCTTCAAGGCGCCGGACTTGTTGAGGGAGTACCAGGAACCGGCGACACTGGCCGCGCTTCCCAGCAAGGAACCCGCCGCCGAACCGAAAGGACTGATTGCGCCGGCCGTCGCGCGTTTGGTCAGGGCCTCGTTCTGGAAATTCACGGCCTGGGTGCGGTAGCCCCAGGCACTGCGCACCGCGTTGGCGGTCAGGGTGTTGGCGTCGATTTCCTTCATGATGTCGGTCGACGCCTGAATCTCCACCGCATTGCCCGAGCCCAGGTCGATACCGTTGGCGGCCATGGCGGTGCGCTGGCTGCTCTTGAGTTGTCCGGCCTTGAGCGTGAGCGCGCCGACCTGCTGTTGGCCTTGGTAAAGGGCGGATTGCGCGCCGAGTTCGGCAATACGAGCATTGACATCGGCAACCGCCGCCTGCCCCTGCAGCGTGGCCTTCTGCGTCGCTGCGCTGAAATAGCTGCCGACAGCAGACGTAACCCCGCCGCCGATCTGGCCGATCAGCGAAGCAGTTGCCAGTTGGCTAGAGGAAAATCCCATGCTCAAAACTCCGAGAGAATGGCAGCAAGGTAATGCGCACCCCCTCGGATACGCGCACCCTAGCCACCGAGGGCGACCTCGGCTGTCATGCTCACCACGGTGAGCGGCAGCGGGTCGGACTGGCGCACGAAGATTTGCCCGCTATCCGCCCACGAGGGGGTGAGCACAAGGGGGATTTCTTCGCTCTTCAATGCTGGCGGCGCGCCGTAGTTCTCCGTGGTGCGCTGCTTGGCCTCGGTCAGTTCGCTGGCGCTCGGTCCCACGAAAATGCCCGAGGACCGATAGACGCGCAGCCATACCTTATTCACGTTCTTGAACCGGCCTTGCCCGAAGCTGCCGTCCTGTAGCTGCACGGCGAGCGGCAGGGTTTGAAGGTCGGCCTCGATGGGCAGACCGATTTGCACGGTACTGGCCTCGATGTCCAGGGTGATGCTGCCGCCTGTGACTACGCGCTGTGGATGCACCGCACCATCGGCCAGAATGCTGACCGTTTTACCTTCAAGGTGGCCCAGGCCGCTGATTACGTCGGCCGGCACGCCCGAGTAAGTGGCGCCACAATCGACGAAGAAGGCGTCCACCTGGTCGGAGAACTGGCGCGAGGCCATGCGCTCGACGTAGCGCACGCTGGCGCCGTTGATCGTGCGACGAACCACGCAATAGAGCACGTCCTCGCTGCTTTCGGCCACCACGGTGCAGGACTCGAACACGCCGTCCGTGTCGTGCCAGTGCCAGGCGCCGACCTGCTGCTCAGGCACGTAGGTGAGCCCCAGCAGGCGGCCGGACGTGGAAACGAACCAGACCATTGGCTGCGGTGCCTTGGCATAGGCCATATCCACGATGTCGAACGTGTCGAACAGGTGCGGCGCGCGAAGGGATAGATCCCCTGTAATGAAGCCGCTGGCCTGCCAGTTGTAGGCCAGTTCGCGCACGTGGCCGCCGCGCGCGGCGCCATAAATCAGGGTGTTGTTGATGATGACCGGCTGCACGTTGGACGAGCCCACATAGGACTGCGGGCGCACGCTGATGGTGCTCGGCGTGATGGCGTCGCTATTCACCGACGTGACGCGCCACTCGGCCGAGGACGTGAGCAGCAGCAGTTGGGTGAGCGGCACGATATGGCGAATGGTGTTCGCCTCGCGCGCGGCCACGCGGAAGGCGATACGGTCGTCGTCCCGAATCGGGAGCGAATAGCTCATGTTCGATTCGGTGCCGGACTTGGTCATCCAGATGTTTTGGGGCTTGTTGGTCGTGCCTGCAAAGCATCGGCGCTGCTCGAAGTAGGACACGGCGCCGGGGTAGTCACCGGCCCCGCCGAACACGCTGTCGTAAAGGGGCGGGGTTTTGCCTAGGTCGGGGCTGATGTTGTCGTCAACGATGGACAGGCCCGTGGTTTGGCCGATGTAGCCGTACAGGCCGCCTTGCAGCTTATAGACGTTGTAGCGCGAGGCGCCGGCCACTGTCGCCCACGAGATTGTCACGGTGGCGCCGGTTTCGAACAGGTTGCCGCCCACGCTCGACGCGGCAGAGGCGGCCGACTCGCTGACACCTTCGGAATCCACCGCCGTGACCACGTAGTAGTAGGTGTATTTAACGGCCGTATGCCCAGCGGCGGACAGCGAGGGCGCGCCCGGCGCGGCAATCGAGGCCGCGAAGGACAGGGTCGTCAGTTGCCAGTTCGTCGCGCCCAGGCGGCGCAGTTCGCGCGGTGCGTAGTTGGGATGCACCAGTGTGAGCACGTCCGCCGACTGTACATAATGCACGTCGAACAGGTCGGCCTCGGCGTAGGGGTTGGCGATTTCGTAGGGCACGCCCCCGCTCATCAAGGTGGCGCCCTGGGTGTGGAAACGGAAATAGCCAGGCCCCATTTCGATGACCATGGTTTGCGTCGTCGAGTAGGTGAATGGGATCAACCGCACCTTCTTGGTCGAGTCTTTCACCGCGCGCACGAAGGCGAAGCCGGGGCGGTTTTCCGCCGGGCCCTGGGGCTTGGTAATGAAGTTGCGGCAGCGCGCGAGGCCGGACTGATACTTGGCGTCGTCGTTGCGCCCGAACATTTCCGGGCTGATTTCACCGCCCGAGAACGAGCGTTGCAAGGTGCGAATGTTCGCCACGGCTTACCTCCCGGCGATCCAGGCCGGCGTGTGCTCCGGGCGCACCTTGCGCTGGTTGGCGTCCGAAACCTTGGCATTGGAGAATGCGAGCATGAAGCTCTGCAGGCACGCCTTCGCCATGGCGGCGCCCGCGTCGCCCTTGAGCACCGGCCCGGCCAGGTAGGAAGCCAGCAGCCAGGCGAGCGCATCGACAAACAGCGGCGAGAACTTGGTGGTGTCGGTCACGCGCGCAACGAAGCGCAGGCTGGCGTCCTCCTGATTGGTCAGGATGATGGCCGCGCCGTTGGCGTCGCTTTCTGCCTCGTAGGGCTGGGTTTCCTCATCGTTCGAGGCATTGGCCGAGAGCACCCCCAGCAGCTTGAGCGCGCCGGTCGGCTCGGCATAGGCGAAGGACCAGTCCCAGGACGGCACGGTCAGCTTGGCGAGCTGCACGCGCCGCGTGGCGAACTTCCAGGCGTGCATTTCCAGCAGGGAGTCGCGGGCCACGGCGTAGAAACGCGCGCAGTGTTCCGCCTGGGCCGAGCCCTCGGGCGGGTCAATGCTCGCCACCGTGGCGTTGTCGCCCAGGCGCGCGAGCGCGAGGTTGCAAATATCAACTTCCGAGGCCATGGGCACCTCCTAGAAAAACGGGGGCGCAAGGCCCCCGCAAGCTGCTGGCTACCACCTTGGAGAAGATCAAACCAGGTCGTCGGCGGGCTTCTCGTTGGCCTGGGCTTCGGGCTTCTTGCCGCCCTTGCCGTTGGCCTTCTGCTCGACCGGCTGGAACCACGAGCCCTTGGTACCGTCCGGCACCTCGAACTCGTCGCCCGGCTCGCGCAGTTTTCCGAAATAGCCCAGCTTGGTTGCAATCACTTTCATGCTGTCACCTCATTAAGCGATGCGAGCGCTATCGGGCTGCGCGATGTTCTGCTGAATGCCCGTAACGATCTGCGCGGAGAACTTGCCGGCGGTCAGCGGCCCGGTGCCGATGGTGTAGTACACCCGGCAGTAGCGGCGCAGCTTGGTCGGCATCGGAATGACGACCTGTTGGCCGGCGGCGAGACTGGCCTTGCCGATGGCGGCAGTGACAGCCACGTCGGCGAAGGTGGCGTTGTCGGCCGAGTCCTGCACCGAGAACGTGACGGTCGCGGCGCCAGCGGCAGCGGCCGACTCATCCACGGTGATGACCATGTTGCTGCGGTCATCGAGGCCGACGTTCGGGTTGGGTTGGCCGAAGTCGATAGAGTCGGTCGAAGCGGCCGACACGGTGACGGCTTGCTCGTTCGAGACTTGAAGCGCTTTGTCGATAAACATGATGTTTTGTCCTTTCTGGAATCGTTGAGCGGGGGCGGTGTTACCCGCCCCAGCCAGTTACACCACGCGGGCCTCGGTCAGCAGGAGCGCGTCGGTACGGCGGCAAGGCACACCGTCGAACGTGACAACCTTCTTGCCGGACACTTCTTCCATGGTCAGCGTCGAGGCGGCCACCTTGTTGGTGATCTGACGACGCAGGAAGCTGCGAATCTTGCGCGGCATGTAGAAAGCCGGGCGGCCCATACCGATGTTCGGCACCAGTTCGAGCGCTTGGGTCATCAAGTCAATGAGGTCGGCACCCGTGCTACCGTCCTTCTTGAGATCGGACACGTCGATGTTGGCGATACGGACCACATAGCGCCAGTCGCGCAGCACGGCGCCGATGTCCCACTTGTAGTGGGTGCGGTAGCCCTGGTAACGGCCGCCGGCCGCATCGGTCAGGGTGTGCTCGCCGAGGTCGCGCGATTGCAGGCCAGCCGGCGAGCCCTTCGGGAAGATGGTGTGGCAGGTGTTCGGCCCCCACACGATCAGCCAGATGGACGCGTTGTCGCTGCCGGTGCCGCCGGCATCCACGATGTTCATGGCGTTTTCGGCGGAAAGGCTGTTGTAACGCGGGGCCAGGCCCGTGAACTTCTCGGGGTCGGCGCTGGAATCGCCGTAAGAGCGTGGGGTCGCCATCGTCTGATTCATGCCCTCGACGAAGGCGCGATCTTCGGACAGGCGCCAGGCGGCGGAATTGCCGTTGAGGTCGGCCAGTGCCTTATCGACTTCGGCGTAGGTTTCCAGCATGCCCATGCTGTCCTTCACCGGCACGGTGCGAGACTTCTCGGGCTGGACGCCGTAGTTCAGCTTGCGCCACGTACCGGCAGGCAGGCCAGAACGGACGGTGGTCTTGTGCTCGGTAAAACCGTTGGCCTCGATGACGGTCATGTCGTCGAGGATTTCGTTGGTTTCGTTGAGCATTTCAACGATCTGCGGGTCGATCTTGCCGTCCGCAGTCATGCGGGCTGCAACGTCGGCCAGGGTCGGGTTCGTAGTGGAAAGGGTTCCCATTTTGCTGTTCTCCTTTTACGGATTCATGTTGGATGCTGCGTACAGCCGTCGCGCGTCGCCCTGGTTGGTTTTGCCAGCCTGGCCGGACACGAAACGGTCCTCACTGATTGCCTTGCCCGCCCGGTAGAACACCCGGATCACCTCGGGGTGATTGCCCAGGCCGGACTCTTCCAGCAGCGTGCGCAGTTCGGGCGTGGCGAGTGCGTCGAGCGCTTTCTTCGCGGTGCCCAGGTTCTCGGCCAGTTTTTCGCCGCCGAATTCCTTGTCGGTCTTGGCGGCTTCCGCCCACTCGGTGCGAGCGGCCTGGAACTGTTCAGCTTGGCGCGCGGCGATAACCGGGGCCATCTTGTCGAGTACCTTTTGCGCTTGGTCTTGGGGCAGGTCCAATTCCTTGGCGACTTCGGAGAAAGCACCGATAACGGTGTCGTCGAACTGCACACCCTCGGGCGCCTTGAACTCGTAGCTCTCGGGCGCGCCTTCCGGCTTCTTCCCCTGCTCGCCTTCGGTCTTGGTGCCTTCGGCCTGTTGGCCTTGGGTGCCTTGCCCTTCGGTCGCTTGCTGCTGTTGGCCGCCTTCACCCGCACCAGTAGCGGATTGCTGGGTGGCCTGTTCAGATGCGGTGGCGCCTTCAGTGGTCGTTGCGGCTTCCGTCATCATCGTTTCGGTTGTCATGGATCTGTTCCTTCACCATTACGGGATAAAGCTCCGGGCAGAGCGTGTGGATTTGCGCCAAGATGCGCAGGCCCTCGTTCCTGTTCCCCTCGTTGAACGCCATCGTCATTGAGTTGGTATTGAACGAAAGCCGGAACACCCCGGCTCGGTCCAGAAAGCGCCACACGATGCGACGCCCCCGCTTGCTGCCCATGAGCCATTTGAGGTCGGCCTCTTCCGTGTCCTTCGCCAGTTTGCTGCGCAGGTCGGTGTCGGCCTTTGCACGCTCCTGGCTGCGAATGTCGGTCGGGTCGTAATTGCTCATGGTCGCAATCTATTGGGCATGGGTCGCAGTACGCGCACCCCTATCAGGTGTAACCGCTGAAAGCGCGGGTCACGTCGGTGAGCGCGCTTTGCTTGCTGGTATCCACGCTGCCCAGCTTTTGCGCGGTGTCCGCCCCTTGGTTGAGTAGCGCGGCCTGCTGCTGGGCCTGGGCCGCCTCGGCGCGCTGCTTGCGAATCATTGCCACCTGTTCGCCCGGCACGATCAACTCGGGGTCGATGCCGAGCATGTCGGCGTAGGCATCGGCCCAGCGGTCGGCGTCGAACTTGTCGAGGACTTCGGGCTTGATGCCAGCCACCGCGCCGAGGTTGCCGACGAAGCGATCCACCGAATTGGTGGCAATCGCGCGTTGCGCCTGGGCCAGCATGCTGACGAACTCGACGTTCAGTTCCATGCCCTGCAACTCATCCGGCGGGGGCGGCACGATGTTGGCCTCGACCATGCGCGAAAAGGTCATTTCGATGAGCGGGTCGAGGATTTCGTTGTGCATCCGTTCCAGCACCGGCCCGAGCATGAGCAGCTTTTCCTCGTGGCGCTCGGCCACCTCGGTGGCGGTCATTTGCGGGTTGGTGCCGTTGGCGAGCATGAGGAACAGGTCAGCGTAGAAGCTGCCCTTGATGCGCTCGCGCACGTCCTGGATGTCGGCCAGCAGGTGCGATAGGTCGATATTGACCTCGAAGGCCGAGCGAATGCCGCCGTTCGGCGCGGCTGCATCCACGAAGGAAATGCCGCCGGGCAAGGTATCCACGTCGCGCGACTTCAAGGACGTGGGCGCCTGCAGCGGGGGCTTGGTCTTGTAGTCGATGCCCTGGGCCTTGCGCAGTTGCTCGTGCTGCAACTGCTTGATGTCGCCGAGCGCTTCCATGGCAGGGCTGTTGCCGTAAATGTCGCCGCCGGACGTGGCCCAGCGCGGGCACAAGGCCGGGAATTCCTTGAAGCCGGACTCGCGCAGGATCTGGTCCTCGTTGCCGCCTTGCTCGAAATAGATGGACTTCCACGCCATGTTGCGGTCGTCGCGCTTGGTCAGGTCGCGGTCGACGCGGGGCTCGATGGCCTGCATGACCGTGACCCACTGTTCCAGGGCGCCACGGTCGAACAGGGTTTGCACCGTGGGGCTGCAATTGCTGCGGCCGAACTCGCGGACCACTTGGGCCACGGTCATTTGGAATTCGCGGAACAGGGTATTGACCTGGCCGCGATGGTCGGCGGCCATGGCGAACTCGCCCGTGGTTAGGGGGTAATGGTGGATGACGGACGTGTAGTCCGCCAGCACGATCGTGCTGGCCGTGCCGAAGGCGCTCAATTCCTCGTACATCGAGTGCAGGGCGCGGTAGGTGTTCGACTTCGCAAACACCATTTGCATGAGGCGGGTTACATCGGCCAGCCACGCCTTGACGGCCGCCGACTCATCAAGCTGCGGGTCTGACGTGGTGAGGCGGAACCAGGGGCGCGCCGGGCTGGTCATGCCTGCCATCATGCCGGCGGCGAGCACGCGCAGCGCGCGGGTGCCGGTGCTGTCGTAGATGTTGTTATGCCGCTTGTCGCCACGGTTGCGGTCATCGACGAAAAAGCGGCCCGAGCGCGGCAGCAGGTAGTCGCTAATTTCCTTCCAGTGCGACATCCAGCTTTCGCGCTCGTTCTTCAACTGCCCCCAGCGCGAAAGCAGTAATTTGCGCTTGGAGTTTTCGGCCATGGTTAAGACCCCAGCAGCGTGTTCTTGCTGAGATTCAGCGCGGCCGGGTCAATACCCTGCGGCCCGGTCAGCATGGTGCCGGATGCCCCGGCCTTGCCCGCCTGGGTTGCGGAGTCGAGCGCGGCGCCCGTGTCGGCGCGCTTTGTGTTGGCGCGGTTGGTCGCCTCGTCGGCGGCCTTCTCCTGCTTCTTGGCATTGGCTTCGGCCTGCTGGCTTGCCTTTTCGGCCTGCTGGCTTGCCTTTTCGGCGGCCTTCTTTTGCTCTTGCCCGTTGTTGTAGGCGATGGCTGCGCCTGCAACTGCGGCGGCGGCCATGACTGCGGTAGCTCCACCCGACATGGTTACTCTCCTGTGATGTTGATGCGGTTGATGGCGCCCGGCTTGCGTGAGAACAGCAGGTGCGCCTCGTCGGTAAATTCGTCCTCGGCCTCGGCCACGGTCTTGGCCTGGGTGGCAAACACCATGGTCAAGCGGGTGTCGGAGTGGGCGAGGAATGCCTGCCGGCGGTGCGCGCTTGCCGCGAGCACGTGGTAGCCGGCCAGCGTGGTGGCCTCGTCGCCGGCATTGACCGTGGCGTGGCCGTCGAACACCAGTAGCGTGGGCACACGGATGAACACGCCCGTGAGCACTACGCCGGCTGGAATGCAGATCGTTCGCGCGTACATGCCGCCGTGCAGCACATGGTCGGTGGCAATCTCGACCTGGGGCAGTTCGCGCGTGATGGCTTCCAGTTCGCGCACCTTGTCGATGGCCTGGGCCGTCATGGCAGGAATGCGGCTTTCTGCCGCCATAAGGCCGCTCACAGCAACCCCCGGAAGAACACGCGGTTCGTTTCGTGGTAGCCCACATGCGGCAGCAGGCGCTCAAGGCGCCCGCCGGTCGGGGCTGTGACGTACAGGCCACCGGCCCCCGCCTCGGCAGCCACTTCCTCAGCAGCGCGCAGCAGCTTCATGCCGGCGCCGCCAGCGCGGTGCGCCTCGGCGACAAACAGGGTTTCAGTCGAGGCGATGACACGGCCGCCAAAGTGCAGCACGGGCGTGACCATGACGGCGCAAAGGCCGACCAGTTCCTCGGCGACGAACACGCCCAGGGGGTGCAGCAGGCCGGCGTCGACCATGCGGGCGTAGCCCTCGCGGTCAGGTAGCGCGCCCATCATGTCGGGATTGCGCAGCGACTCGGCCCGGTACTCGTCGCACAAGGCGGCGAACATGGGCGAGTCGAAGGCTTCGGCTACGGTGATGGTGCGGATGGTGGGTTCCATACGCGCAAGGCTAGGGGGCCTGTTATCTGGTACGCGCACTAGGGCGCTTATTCGCGTTTTGTGTCGTCGCGTCAGCCCATCGACAGTTACCCGGCTCGTAGTTGCCGGTCGGGTCAATGCGGTCAATTGAAGTGCCTGGCGGGCGGTGCCCCATGTCGGCGAAGAAAGCCTCGAAGCTGGCGCGCCACCGCTCGCAAACCGTAACGCCGCGCCCTCCATAGCGGGGGTACGCCTCGTGGTTCGGGTTGGTGCAGCGTTGCAGCATCATGTTCCACGTCACGTATTCCCGGCTTTTGCGCATGCCGTGGGTTTGGTTGCCGGTCAGCACCTTGCAGCCGCAGCCTTTGGTCAAGCCGCGCAGCACGTTCTCGGCGGCCGGCGTGGCCTCATTGCCACAATCACATCGGCAGCGCAGGCGGGTTTTCTTGCCCTTCTCGACGATCATGCCGAGCACCAGCAACCGCCCGAAGCGTTGTCCCTCCAAGCCTTCCAGCCGTTTGCCCCTCATGATTTCCCTCGCATTTAGTTAGCGTAGGGATAGTAAATTCTTGGCTGATAGGTACGCACACCCCTTATCGCAGGCTATAGGGGTCATACTCCCGGCGGCGCTTCTGGCCCATGGCCTCGACCACCGCGCGCTTCGGGGTGTCCAGCAGCGCCAGCACGTAGGCGCTGCCATAGTCGGGCGAGCGCCCGATTTTTTCCATGATCTGCTCGCGGCTTGCCACGTAGATGGTCGAGCCCGACAGTTCCCACGTCGGTGCGCACAGGTCCGCGAGAAGGGCAGGACCTGGCGGCAAGGCGATGCCTGTGTTGTTGGTCGGGTCCAGAGCCTCGCGCATCCGCCACCATAGCTCGCTGCGCAGGTTCTTGAAGCGCAGCCTGCCCGACTTGTCCGTGCCCACGGCGGCTTCGGCGACATTGACCCCGACGACCTGCTGGCCCGCCTCGTTGAGGAAGTCGTAGGGCGCCGAGCCCACGCCGATGACGTCGATATGCACCACCGCGTCGTCGCGCTTGGCGGCGATGGTGAGCCCAGCCACGGTCGGCCCGTTGGGCGTCGCGCTGCCCGGATAGACCAGGGCCTCGTCGAACCACATGCCATGCCGGCGGGCAATGATCGTGTTGTCCCGGCCGCCGCGCGCCACATCCACGCCCAGCGAGTCCATGGGTGCCAGCTTGTCGGGCCGCTTCCACCGCGCCTGGGCTGCTTCCACCCACGCGGTCGGTATGACTTGCCACGGGTCGTCCTCGATGCCCGCGTTGAAGTCGCCATAGAGCATTTGCGAGCGCAGCGGCTCGGGGAGTGATTGCAGGGTTGCCATGTAGCCGGTTCCCATGAGGTAGGGGTTGTCGCTGACACGCGAGGGGATGAACGTCCGGCTCATCGGCTTGATGAGGTCGGCGCCGTGCTGGAAGGGCTCGCCGTTCGGTACCTCGACCTCTTCGCCGTCGATCATGGCGAACCACCGCAACTCGCCCGGTTGGGCGGGCTTCGGGTGCTTCTTGTCGAGCCAGGGGGCGAAGAAGGCC